CCTCAACCCACTAAAGAGTTTTTTTGGAGAGGATGGGATTCTCACCCACCACGATTTTATTTATTTTCAAGCAGAAATATTTTTTAAGGAATCTGCATAATCCTTAATTAGGCTAGAAATCATAGGACCAATCCGCCCCTTCTGAAGTAGTCATTTCATAGGCGGTTATTGAATGATAATACTCATCCCAAACATTCTTTCCAATGAGAGTTGATAGCTTCGGAAACCCAGACTTTATATCATCCAAGTCCATACCCAACATACGGTACTGTTTTAAGTCCCTGGCACTAAGCCGAGAGACAACATCTTCCAATGCTGAAATTTGGTGCAATCCATTTTCATATATCAAGGCCTCAAAAAAAGCTGAGAGCCAATTATATGCATCCAAATTCGAAGCATAGGTTCCATATGCATGGGCAATAGACGAAAGCAACATGTCAAGAACATCCCGGTTCTTGGGCTCCCGACCATTAAAACATCTCATAACAAATTCACGGGTTTCTCTGAACGGCAAAAACATACATTGGCCATTCTTCTCCGAGCGGTATGGATTCATAACACAATGCATCTTCAAAAATGAGGCTCCCCGGTACGAGAACCATCCATTATGAACAGAGGAGCAAAGCGAAATACCATCACGCAAATCACGAAGATTAACTCCCAAATACTTCATCAACCAGTCCTTATAATTACGACCGGAAAAAAAAGATGAATAATCGAGAGACATCCCTTTATTGTACAAAAAATCATCGCCATAAACAATAATAAAAATAAGTCGAACGAAGAAATCCATCATTCGACGGCGAAGATGCTTCGGTGCTGTCTCTATTGTGTAAACACAAAAGAGAAAGAACCAAAGCATCTTAATGTACGAATCCATATGGGATGTATCTAAGACACCCGAAGGCACTTTTCCAAAAAGAATTTCCCACAAGTCACAGAACACCTTTGTGAGACGAGAACAAACATTCTTTAATATAAAAATAAGCAAAGCCTTCTTCATTTCATAGCAGGCAGATCCCTGCTTCTCATGAATTAGGCCAAAAGAATAGTAAATTCTGATAAATATCGCATAAATCGATTGATCCAGCTTGTCGATATCTCCCTCGACAAGATCTTTCCACCAACAATTTTCCAACGACTTTCCAAGGAGGTAAGCTAAACGATCCCACCCACCTTTTGGCCATTTATGCCCAATGCATATATTGCCACGTTCCTTAAGATGGCGGATCCGAG